GGTCCTGTTGCTGGTTTCGACCCTGTTCTGATCTCCCTGATCAGACGTGCAATGCCTAACCTGGTCGCTTATGACCTCGCAGGCGTTCAACCAATGTCTGGTCCTACTGGACTCATCTTCGCGATGCGCTCCCGTTACACCAACCAGAGCGGATCCGAGACCTTCTATGATGAAGTAGATACCGCATTCTCTGGTCAAGGTGATGGCCTTGATGAGGACGCTGGATTCTCTGATGGCGTTGCAGGTATGGGTACTACCAGCCAAGCTGGTTCTAACCCTGGTCTCCTGAACCCTGTCGGAACTGCATCTTCTACCGCCTACAACGTAGGTCAGGGTATGAAGACTGGCGATGCTGAGAACCTGGGCAATGGCACAGGCAATCAGTTCAACGAGATGGCATTCTCCATCGAGAAGGTTCTCGTTGAAGCCAAGTCCAGAGCACTGAAGGCAGAATACAGCCTTGAGCTTGCTCAGGACCTGAAGGCAATCCATGGTCTGAACGCTGAAGCGGAACTCGCCAACATTCTCTCCACTGAGATCCTGGCTGAGATCAACCGTGAAGTTATCAGAACCATCTATAAGGTTGCTGAGCAAGGCGCTGCTGCAAACACTGCTACCGCTGGCGTATTCGACCTCGACATCGACTCCAACGGACGTTGGTCTGTTGAGAAGTTCAAAGGTCTGCTCTTCCAAATCGAGCGCGATGCTAACGCTATCGCCCAAAGAACTCGTAGAGGAAAGGGCAACGTAATCATGTGCTCCGCCGACGTTGCTTCTGCACTGTCCATGGCTGGTGTACTTGACTACACCCCTGCACTCAACGCTAACCTCAACGTTGATGACACTGGCAACACCTTCGCTGGTGTTCTGCTTGGCAAGTATAGAGTCTACATTGACCCATATGCTGCTAACGTTGCTGCTCAGCAGTACTACGTTGTTGGTTACAAGGGTACTTCCCCTTATGACGCAGGTCTGTTCTATTGCCCATACGTACCTCTTCAGATGGTTCGTGCCGTTGGCGAGAACACCTTCCAGCCCAAGATTGGCTTCAAGACCCGTTACGGTCTCGTTGCTAACCCATTCGCTGAAGGCGCTGCTCAAGGTCTTGGTCGCCTCAAGGTTAACCAGAACCGTTACTACAGAAGAGTTCAAATCAAGAACCTCATGTGATCCATCGGATTCACAATCTTCATCAGAGACCCGCAAGGGTCTCTTTTTTTGTCTAAATAAATATGCTCCACACGAGCAGTAAACGGATGTTAATCTAATGGCATTATCCAGAGTAGGAAACGCGTACACCCATCAAATATCGAATAGAAATTTTTTAAACACGGTTGGGTTTAGATTTACATTAAACCGAGCAAGAAAGGTTTCGTTCTTTGCAAACCAAGCAAACATTCCAGGTCTTAATTTAGGTCTTGCGGAACAACCATCATATTTGAAAAATATAGATATTCCAGGCGATAAAATTCAGTTTAATGATTTTACCCTGAGATTTATTGTAGATGAGAATCTTGAAAACTACATGCAGATTCACAAATGGATGAGAGGACTAGGATTCCCAGAGTCTCTAAAGGAGATTTTTGATCTCCAAAAGGATGGTGACCAAACGATGGGTTACGATAGTCAGTCGATGAATATCTATTCCGATGGAACTCTACAGGTTATGAACAGTAGCAATAGAGTTCAATTTGAAGTCATTTTTGATGATATGTTTCCATACGACTTGTCAGACTTGACTTTTGATGCTACCAGCGAAGACACAGAATACTTTACTGCTGAGGTGTCTTTCAAGTATACTATCTATAATATAACTGATGCAAAAGGTGATCCCTTATGATGTTTGACCTTGAAGAAATCCAAAAGATGTGGGTGAAGGATGCTCACATTGATATGGATAACCTACATGATGAGTCAATTAAAGTCCCTGCGTTACACGCTAAATACTTTGAGATGTACAACACTGTTGTTCTTCTCAAGAAAAAGGCGGAGCAATCCCGCAAAAATGTCAGACACGAACGATACGAATACTTCTCAGGTAAAGCGGATCCCGATGTATACCTAGAGAATCCATTTCCTAAAAAAATTAGAGATAAAGATACTCTTCAAAAATATCTCGACGCTGACGATAAATTATCACAGATAACTTTAAAAGTCGAATACTATGAGACTATATTAAATTATCTGGAAAGCATTTTGAAGGTTATTCAGAACAGAACCTATCAGATAAAAAATGCTATTGACTTCTTAAAATTCCAGGCAGGATATGGATAAACAGTATGATGTCATTATTCAAAAATCAAACGAAGTATATTTAAAAATTCAGTGTGAACCTCATATTCAGTATGAGTTAAGAGATCACTTTACTTTTGAAGTTCCCAATGCAAAGTTTATGCCTCAATACAGAGGTAAGAACTGGAATGGAGAGATACATCTATTTGACTTAAGATCCAAGCAAATCTATGTTGGGTTGCTAGACAAGATTATCAACTTTTGTGAGACGTATAATTACAGTTATACTTTTGAAGACAACAAATATTATGGAATGCCCTTTGAAGTAAATGAGGGTATATCTAGAGAAGGTGTCAAAGACTATATGGCATCTATTACATCATATCGCCCCAGAGATTATCAAATTGAGGGAGTATACGATGCTCTAAGACATAACAGAAAATTATTGATATCACCGACTGCCTCAGGTAAATCATTGATGATTTATTCAGTAGTTCGGTACTACTCAGATAAACAACAAAAAATCCTCTTAGTTGTTCCAACGACATCTCTTGTAGAGCAGATGTATAAGGACTTCCAGGATTATGGTTGGGACGCTGAGACATATTGTCACAAAATATATTCGGGCAGGGAAAAAACTTCTGAAGCACCTGTTGTCATTACGACATGGCAATCTGTATATAAACTTGATCGTTCATTCTTTGAAGATTTTGATGTAGTTATTGGTGATGAGGCGCACTTATTTAAAAGTAAATCCTTAATATCTATAATGTCAAAACTTCATCATGCAAAATATAGGTTTGGTTTTACGGGTACGCTTGATGGTACGCAAACTCATAAGTGGGTCCTAGAGGGATTATTTGGACCGTCATACAAGATTGTCAAAACTGCAGAGTTAATGGCAAAAGGTCATTTGTCTAAACTAGATATTACCTGCTTAGTTTTAAAACATAATCCTCAAACATTCCCTTCTTATGAAGATGAAGTTCAGTACATCATAACACATGATCAAAGAAATAAATTCATTAAAAATCTTGCATTAGATTTAAAAGGTAATACTTTGATTTTATTCTCAAGAGTGGAAGCACATGGTAAACCTCTGTTTGAATTAATAGATGCTACAAAAAAAGATGGTAGAAAGGTCTTCTTTGTCCACGGTGGTGTAAACACTGAAGAAAGAGAACTTGTTAGAGAGATTACTGAGAGAGAAGAGAATGCAATTATTGTTGCATCATATGGGGTATTCTCTACGGGTATAAATATTAGAAACCTACACAATGTTGTCTTCGCATCTCCAAGTAAATCTAGAATTCGTAATTTACAATCCATTGGAAGGGTTTTAAGAAAAGGTAAAAACAAAACTAAAGCGATGTTGTACGACATCTCTGATGATTGCACTAACAAACAACGTAGAAATTATACATTGAATCACTTCATCGAAAGAATCAAAATCTATAATGAAGAGAATTTTAATTACGACATTATTAGTGTCAACTTAAAAACGTAGAGGTATACATGGAAGATGATTTTTATGCAACTATAAAATTAAAGTCAGGTGAAGAGATATTTACTAAAGTATCTCCCTGCACAGAAGAGACCAAAACATTTTTACTTCTCTCTAATCCAATTACTTTCTCTGAAGTAAAAGTCAGAGGAGGTATGGGATATAAATTAGAACCTTGGTTAAAAACAACAAAGGATGATATGTTTATAGTTGACATGGATGATGTCATCACCATGAGCGAATCAAAAGATGTTGAAATGATTGTTATGTATCAACAGTGGTTACGCGAATCAAAAGACTTCACAGACTCTGAAGATCCTTCTGGAATAAGACGCAAAGTTAACAGAAGAATGGGAAGAATCGGTAATGTACAAGATACAAAAGAGATCTTAGAAAGATTATTTAAAGAAAGCTAATATTGTTTCTGAACCTCCACAAAGGTTATTGTACATAGATTCAAGAGTTGTGTCAAGCTTTGATGATTTGAATTAAAAATGTTATAATTTAAATATAATTATATAGATACTCCCATGACACCCCTTGGACCTATGACTAAAAGAAAAAGATCTGTACATTATGTAAACAACAAAGAGTTTCTTGCTGCTTTAATTGCATATAGAGAATCAGTAGAACTAGCAGCAACAAGAGGAGACCCAAAACCACAGATTACAAACTATCTTGGAGAATGTTTTCTAAAGATTGCAACGCACTTGTCATTTAAACCAAACTTTGTAAACTATATCTTTAAGGATGATATGATTTCAGATGGCATCGAGAACTGCGTTCAGTACATCCATAATTTTGACCCTCAGAAGTCTCAGAACCCGTTTGCTTATTTTACTCAGATTATTCACTACGCGTTTCTACGTCGTATTCAGAAGGAAAAGAAACAGCTTGAGATTAAAAATAAGATCCTGGAGAAGACGGGTTATGACGAAGTGTTCTTCGACGACAACTTGATTGACGGTTCTAATTATTCGGAGTATAGTTCTATCAAGGATAGTATTCACTCTAAGTCTCGTTATTGATGAAGGTTGCTATAATTACTGATCAACATTTTGGTGCTCGTAAGAACTCTAAATTGTTCCATGATTATTTTCTAAAGTTTTACAACGATATCTTTTTCCCAACTATAGAGGAGAGAGGTATTAAAGTTGTCGTGGACATGGGAGATACCTTTGACAGTAGGAAAGGTATTGACTTTGCTGCATTAGCATGGGCAAAAGATAATTACTATGATCGTCTTGCCGCATTGGGTGTCACGGTACATACGATCGTTGGTAATCATACAGCATACTATAAGAATACTAATGAAGTAAATGCAGTTGATTTGTTGCTACGTGAGTATAAAAATGTTATAATTTACTCAGAACCAACTGAAGTAAAGTTGGGGAATCTTCCTGTATTATTTGTACCTTGGATCAATGAAGAGAACTCTAAGAATACTTTCAAATCTGTTAAAGATTTCACTGGCGTACACGCGATGGGGCACCTTGAGCTCAACGGATATCCAGCTCATCGTGGACACATCATGGAGACAGGTCTTGATGGCAAACTATTTGAGGGCTTCAAGCATGTCTTCTCAGGTCACTATCACACTAGATCGTCAGACGGACGAGTACACTACCTAGGAAATCCTTACGAGATTTATTCCAATGATATGGGAGATGATAGAGGATTCCATATCTATGATACTGAGACTGGTGAATTAGAGACAGTAAATAATCCATACACAATGTATGAAGTTATCTACTACGAAGATACTCCATATCAAACATTTGACATGAGATCTTATGAGGGTAAGATTGTCAAGTTGATTGTTCGTAAAAAAAGTAA